CTGTCATTTCTTTAAAAGCCTTTACATCATTTGGGTCCAATAAATTATTTAAGCTAGGTGCTTCTTTTTCTATAAGTGCATGTATATTTCTTTTTTCTGTCATGATAATCCTTTCGTAAACTAATATATACTTTATTAACTAACTGTCAATGTTCTTGTTTCTACAGGTTGAAGTAGTTCTTCTGTTGAGTTTGCAACAGGAAAATCACCTATTGTAAATATACCAGATGCCCCAAGTCCCGCAGAACCTGAATTGTAGCCTCTTGCTGTAGCCATACTTGCTGAAGATGCCCAGCTTGTCCCGTCATATTTTATTGTTGATGTTGTTTGGTTAGGAGTTCCAGGAGCTGTATATCCTCCAAAACCATATGCAGCATCTTGTGTTCCAGCTCCGCCACCAGCAAATCTTCCTGCTGGCACGTTGTTTTGTTCTGACCAAGATGTTCCGTTATATTCTTCTGTGTTAGTAGGAAGAGGTGTACTGCCATCGTCACCAAAAAAAGCAAGCGCTGCAGTTTGAGTCCCTCCTATAGATCCGCTAAGATTAGCTTTGGCTGTACCTAAACTTCCTCCTGTTGTCCAAGAGGAACCATTATATTCTTCTGTTGAATTTGTTCTACTAGAATCTGTTCCTCCAAAAACTAATCCTGATGTTTGAGTTCCTGACCCTGAAAGCATTGAAACAGCGACACTAGCAGTTCCACCTGATGTCCAACTAGAACCATCATATTCTTCACTAGTAGCTATTTGAGATGGTGAACCTGTTGGAACTCTTCCCTTTGCAGCAAGCGCTGCCGTTTGTGTTCCAAAACCTGTTAAATATCTTTTTGCAACGGGTAAAGCTCCGCCACCTGTCCAAGTGCTTCCATCATATTCTGAAGTTGTTGTTATTCCTCCAGATCCATTGTATCCACCAAACGCTAGTCCAGCAGGTGTATTTCCTGCCCCTGCAGCTCCATAAATGTTTGTTGGGTAAGTGCCACCACTAGACCATGCAGCAGTTCCCATTACATAACCTTTTAGTTGCCCTAGAGTTGAGTTATACCACACCTCTCCTTCTTTTGGATTAGTAGGATTTGACGATACAACGTTGACTCTTCTACCATGTAAAATTGCGTACGTAGACATTTAAAATCCTTATGGAAGAGTTACGTCAGATGGTCTTACGTTTATTGGGTCAGCTTTTTGTTCATCTGTCTGAGCATCCCAAGCAGCTTGTGCTGCTTGTATTTCAGCATCAACTAAAGCTTGTGCCTCTGACTTAGTTTTAAAAACACCGTTCTTATCAGCTATCCATAAAGCGCCTTTTGGATTATTTCCAACAACCCAAACGTCAGCAGGATAACCTCTTAGAAAAAAGTTTCTTCTATCTTCAGCTGTGAAGAATCCTT